GGGATTGATTTGCGGGGTGCGCCCTAGCATAGCCCCCGCTTCCCCGCATATACTCCCCACATGCAATGGCCACCGGACTACACCGCCGAGTTCAAGCGGCGCGTTGACGCGCTCAACAAGATCAATGCCGATGACAAGCTGAAGCGCGCCGCGTATGAATACTACCGGACGCGCCCGGCAGAGTTTATCGCGGATTGGTGCGTGACGTATGACCCGCGCAACGGGTCTAACGGCATCCCGAAAGTTATGCCGTTCGTGCCGTTCCAAAAACAAATCGAGCTTGTCGAGTTCCTGAAATTCCTTGTCGATAACCAAGTGTCCGGCTTGATCGAAAAGAGCCGAGATATGGGCGCGACGTGGATCGCTTGCGCCTTCGCGGTTTGGCTTTGGCTTTACGCGGACGGCGCAGCAATCGGCATCGGTTCGCGCAAGGAAAATCTCGTGGATCGCATCGGTGACCCATCGAGCATTTTCGAGAAGGTCCGCATGATCGTGGATTACCTGCCCGGCTTCTTTTTGCCGAAAGGGTACGCGCGCGACAAACACGCAACCTACATGAAAATGCTAAACCCGGAGACAGGCGCAAGCATCATCGGCGAAGCTGGCGACAATATCGGGCGCGGCGGTCGAACTCTGTTGTACATCAAGGACGAAGCCGCGTGGTACGAGCGCCCTGAATTGATTGAGGCCGCGCTTGCCGACAATACGAATGTGCAGGTTGATATTTCGTCCGTGAACGGAACGAATAACGTGTTTTACCGGCGCAGGCAGTCCGGCAAGATATGGACGCCGGATTGCGAGGCGGACAAGCGCCGTGTGCATGTTTTCATCATGGATTGGCGCGACCATCCGGCGAAGGATCAAGCGTGGTATGACGCGCGCCGTGCCAAGGCGGCTAACGAGGGATTGCTGACCAAGTTCGCACAGGAAGTAGACCGCGACTACGCAAGCGCGGTCGATGGCATCATCATCCCGCCAGCATGGGTCAAGTCGGCAATCGACGCGCACAAGAAACTAGGCATTGAACCTAGCGGTGCTGTTATCGCCGGGCAGGACGTTGCGGACGAAGGCGGCGACAAAAACGCGCTTGCAATCCGCAAGGGCATCGTTCTGACGTATGCGGATCATTGGGGCGAAGGCGACACCGGCCAGACCGCGCGCAAGTCTGTCATGCAGTGCCGCTCGCGTCATGTCACGTCGCTGCAATATGACTGCATTGGCGTTGGGGCTGGTTTCAAGACCGAAACAAATCGTCTGCGTACTGAGAAACTGCTACCGGCAGGCATGGATATTGTTGCGTGGAATGCGGGTGCCAGCCCGTTGTTTCCGAAGCGGCATATCGTTCCGACTGATCGCGAGACGCCAAAGAATGCGGACTACTACGCGAACCTGAAGGCGCAAGCATGGTGGAATTTGCGGCTGCGGTTTGAGCGGACGTATAAGTGTGTGGAGGCTGGCAGCGCCGAGGGTGTTGATCCCGACAACCTGATATCCCTTGACGGCAGCTTGCCACTGTTGCACGAAATCACAAACGAGCTATCGCAGGCGACGTATGGTTTTAATGGTGTTGGCAAGATCGTGGTGAAGAAGAAGCCGGACGGCGGGCGGTCGCCTAACCTTGCTGACGCGATTGTCATGGCGTATTGGCCTATTTTGCGCGCTAAATTTATTGCCTAGAGGGGTTGACGGCGTGGGAAATGTGGGGTAGGGTTTTTGAGTGTTGCGGCGCTGTGAGGCATTTTTCCGGTTTATGTTGGGCGTCGTTAAGTCTTCGGATTGATGTGGAGCGTGGTTAGGCTAGCGTTTAGAGGGCCGTTCAAGTAGCAATAACCGCCGACTTGAACCGCAACACATCTCGCCACAATTGGCGAGCCCGCGAAAAGTGGGGACGCTCGATCCCATATTCGAGCCGTGGGCTCACCTGTTGCGGCGGCGCTCACGAAATGACGTGACATTGAAGGGGGTAATACTCCACCGGCCCGCAACACTAACAACCCCGCTTCGGCGTGGTTGAATTGCCCATGTAGCTCAGTCGGTAGAGCGCCTTATTTGTAATTGGGAGGTCGCGGGTTCGATCCCTGCCGTGGGCTCCATTTTATTGCGGCGGCGTGGCGGTTAATGAGAAACCAACAAAGCGCCGGGAAACATTGCGTGGAGCGCGTGATCCGCAACATGCCAAAGTAGCTCAGATGGTAGAGCCCTGAATTGTTTTCTGGAGGTCGCCGGTTCAAGTCCGGCCTTTGGCAACCGGGCCGTTCTTTTTTGGGCGGCCCGGTTTTTTTTTCTTGACACCGCCCGCGCGCTCGCTATTCTAACCGGACAAACCAATGGAGGTTACATGACCCGCTATGTACGCATTCCCGTCATCGAATGCCATGTCGACGGCACTCCGCTTGTGGAAGCAACATCCGAATACCTCAACCAGCCCAAGCGCAGCGAGGCGGAAGCGCGGGCGGCGAAGCGCGAATGCAATCCGAATTACACCTATCGCATGACGTTCGCGTCGGGCCTGTTTGTCGGCCCCGAAATCGAGGTAGAAGTCGAAACCCGCGTTGTCGGGCGGCACTACCCAAACCTCGAAATCGAGGCTGTATGGCTCGATGCATGGAAGATGGAGGGCCGCGCAATCAAGGAACTCGGTAGCGTCGATCTGCTGAAATCCGACGTGCCGTACCTGTACGAACTCGGCCACGCAATCGTGGAAGCTGCTGGGCTCGATGACGATTGGATGGCGGAACAAATGGGCTGGCACGGCTACACGTTGATTACGCGCGGTGCGAATGATCCTGACGCGCGGTGGCATCGGCAAGCATTTGAACGGGAGGAATAGATGGGCGAAGAACTCAAGCCTTGCCCGTTCTGTGGTGGCGACGCGAAGCACAACGACGGCGGAAACTCGACTTATGGCCGCTTCTGGTGGGCTGTCGGGTGCCCTGAATGCGATGTTGTGCTTCGAGATCGTGAAGTTTGGGGCGCGAACTCGCAACTCGTATTACCAGCAAAGGAATGCTTTGCGCGGTGGAACACCCGCGCCGACGCCGCCTTCATGGAGGAAGTGCGGGAGGTGTTGCGTGGCCTCATTGATGACGTTCAAGCGTGGGTGGACGCCATTCAGAACAATGGCACGTCTTGGGATGACTGGGACCATCACTACAAGGGGTTCGCCCATGACGGCGGCCTCGACGGAGCCCGCGCACTTCTCGAAAAGATGGAGGGGAAGTGATGTTGCCACAACACAGGCAAGTTCTTGAGGCGCTTGCCGACCTGACAAAGCCAGATGGCGAAATGTGTGTTGGTTTTGGGCCAATCGCAATAGAGGTTGGATTTGATATTCCTCGCGTCAGGCGGATTGTCAGGCATTTGGCGAGGCTTGGCCGGGCAGAGTTTCACAAAGGGTTGTGGGATGAGGACTGGGAGCCAGCCGGAGCAGGATACTGCATAACAAAAGAAGGCTTGCGTCTTATTTCTGTGGACTGCTCCAATGGATAACCGCACCCGCCCCGAACCATACGAAATCCCAGCCGATAGCCCCGGCTGTTCAATCTACGCAAGAGTAGTCGCGGGAGTATGCTTGGGCACTCTTGCTTTTGCTGCAATCGTTGTTGCTTGGCTGCTCTAGCCGCACGATTGAAAAACACCATCCCGCGATATAAACTAGGCTCCACGCTTTGCGGTGGAAAATCAAACCGGAGCCCTATAAATGGCGCAGAATACGAGCAAGACTGTTACCGGCGGCGCTTGGACGCAGCTAACTGACGCAAACGTCACGTCAATCACGTTCCAGAATACGGGCGGACACGAAATTTATGTTGCCGGTACGACCGGGGCGACTGCGCCAACTGATTTGAACACCGCGATTAAATACAATCCGGGTCAGGGTGAGGCAAACCGCTTGCTGTCAGACCTTTTCCCCGGCATTTCGGCGGTGCGCGTGTATGCCTTTGCGATCAACACTGGCCGCGTTTTCGTAAGCCATGCGTGATGCGACGTAACATTGGGGCCAGACATGCGTAGTCCGCTTAGCGGGATACAAAGCCCGTTCGGGCCGTCGCGCGTGCCAAGCTGGGTAACTCCCGGCTCGGTATGGACGTCAGTTTTTTCCGACAATCGCTACTACCGCAAGCAAGGCGGCATTATCACCGCCGATAACCAGCTTGTCACCACCCGCTCATCACCCATCATCCTGCCGGACAGCGCGGGCGCCTATCAGTCCTTCGGCAGCAACACGCTGCCACGCACGGATCGCGGGCTTTACGCGAACGGGCAGATCGCCGCGCTCAACGCCAATGGCAACAACCCGCAGAGCGCGACGGGGTGGGGCAATCAGGGCAGTCCGACGCTGGTAAATGGCCCCGTCGAGGGCATCTTCTCGACCCTCTATGTTTCCGGCAGCGGCACGGCGCGGCGCCAGACCGCCATCATCACCGTGGGTGGCGCGGTCACGCTGGCCGCGAAAGTCAGCTATGGCCCCGGCACGGACCCCTCCGCCAGTGCGGTCATCGTGCTGTCAACGCCGGGCGGCAACTGGGTGTTCAGCGGCGCGCCCGGCGCGCTCGTCGCAACACAGACGGGTGGCGGCAGCGTCACCATCGTCAGAAACGACGCGGGCGAGTTCTGGTTGCTGCATACGACATCCGGCGCTGGCGATGTGCGCGTCGGCCTCGGCTCGGGCGATGCAACGAAGGATATCAAGCTGCGCGGCATCGACGTCACGCAGACGGGCTTCGTGCCCGATGCCTGGATCAGCGATGCGAGCCCCGCGCCGATACTTCTCGCCTCGGATATTCGCGCGGTCCGGGGCGCCCGCCCATCGAACGGCCAGGACGAGCCTTTTGCCGGTTGGGAAGCGGCGGGGCTCGATGCGGCTTGCGGCGGCATCGCAAAAGTCCTGATCGGCCGGCTGTCAGCAGGTTCCGCCCGCTTCATCACGGGCGCGGGCGTGGACGCCGGCAACCTCTGGCGGCTCATCTTCGACACGGATAACCGCTTCAAGCTGATCGTTCGGAAATCGGGGTCGGACGTTCTGACGCTGCAAACCGGCGTGGCAGGCTCGGTTGGGCTCTACACCGTGGATGCCCGCGCGAAGCCCGGTGACTATGCACTGACGGCGACGGGACTTTCGAGTGCCACCAGCGCGAGCGCAGAGACGCTGCCCAGCGGCGCGACGACGCTTCGTGTTGGCTCGAATTTTGCCCTCGCCAATCCGTTCAACGGGTGGATTGAGAAGCTGGAAGTGTTGAGGGCGGCGTGACCGGAACAAATCAATCTGGCGTGTTTGACGTGGCTTGACGCGCCGCACGGTTCATGCATAATTCTCGCATGAACCAACTAACCAAAATCACGCGGCGCTTCGTGCGCAACGGCAAGCATAGGTCAGTACGCGGAGCGTATGTCATGAAAGACGGCAAGCGCGTATTCATGCGGGCCGGTGACATGGTGGGGGCGCTGATTGCGAAAGAGGCTGGCCACTTATGCGCTGACGGGGGGTGAGCTTGTCAGCAATCCGGGCGGGCCGTTTGTCGATACGACGGGATGGGTGCAGCAACAGGGCACTATGTCGGTCGAGGCTGGCAAGCTAAGAGCAACGCGAACCGGCGGCGGAAACGGGCGCAACACGACACCAATCACTTGTGTCGTCGGGCGCACATATCAAGTCGTTTTGTCTGGAGCTTCTGGCACTGCGACTGGTTCGATAGTAATTGCAAATTCCACCGGCAGCACTGCCGGAGCGTCGCTTTCGATGACGAGCGACGGAACATACACGTTCGTCGCCACCCAAACCACGCATCATGTGATGGCGCTCGCGAGTGCTGGCGCTGACGGAACATACATCGAGTTTAGCAGCGTCCGTATCCGCGAAGTCGCCGCCCTCCCTGTTGACGGCACCGTCGCAGACATCGAACTGACCGTCAACGCTGACAGCATTTCCCTGTCCGTTGACGGCTCCGCTCCGGCTTCGAGCGGCGCGGTGACGATGCCGACGCTTTCGAGCCTGACGACGCACAAGCTCGGCTCGGACGCGACGCCTGCCAACTGGGCCAACGGTGCGCTCGCATATATCGGCGTTTCCAACTAAAAATAACCGTTGACGCGGCCCGCGATTGGCGCTAGGGTTTTGGCATGAAAACAATTCTTGCCATAGCCTTAATTCTTGGCGTTGCCGGGACAGTTGCCGGTTGCAGCACATATGACCCCGGCGGATCGGTCCATGAATATCTGGCCCGCAAGCATGAGCCGCGCGTTATTTATTATCCCTGCTATTCGTCATGCACGGTCTACCTGCAAAGCCCACTCACCTGCTACACGCCGGAAGCGACGTTTCATTTTCATGGCGTCACGGTCGCGGCCACGGGCGAATATGACGCAGCCGCAAGCGGGCTGTTTGCGGCGCGATTCTGGCCGGAAATGCGGGCGCACTTGCTTGAAGTGGATGCGCTGCGGTCGCCGGATCATTGGCACGTTATGACGGGCGCGCAGGTGGCGGCGCTGGATACTGTGGAAAGGGAATGTGAATGAAATACACAGTCAAGGACTGGCAAGAGCAGGGGGATGAGTGCGGCTTCAAGATGCCGACGGCCCCGCGATGGAAGCGTCTTCCGATCATCCGGCATTTCCGAACCATCAAAACCCTGATCGCCGTCGAACTACACTATTCATGCGGCTTTGGATCAATCGGCATTCGGACCGGATACGATGATTGGGTTTTGTGGGGTATGTGGCGCGGACTGGAAGGGAACTCCAATGACTGACAAATCCCCAACCCAAACCGCCCTAGACCGCGACACACAGATTGAAGAACTGGCGCGAGAAAATGAGCGGTTGCGGGAATTGCTTACTCGGTATGTGTACGCGTACCCGGCATTCAGAATTAGGCCAATTGGTGCACCCGGATCGGAAAAACGTGTTGAGCAGGAAAGCCTCATAGCACTGGAAGATGCCGCCCGCGCCGCCCTCGCAGGAAAATGACCATCCGCCAGCGCGACACGTCCGGCCTGTTGCACCATATAGACGCGGCGCTTCGCGCGGCGGAAGCCGACTTGTCCGATGCGGAATGGTCCGGCGACAATGCAGCCGCCGCACAAGCGCGGCTAAAGCGCGATAGCCTCACGTCCCGCATGTTGGCTGGTGAAGTTTACGATGTTCTATTTTAGGGTTTTTTGAGTTGGGGAAGAACCATGCCACAAAAACCGATTGACGGTTTTGCCGTCGCATCAATGTTTCTCTTTCTGGTTATCATTGTAACGTGGTTAGTCACATGACGGAATTCGTATTAGGCTTTATCTGCGGCGCATTCGCGCTGTTCCTGTTCGCGTTTGCGTTCGAGAATTATCATAGGTGGCGCGACGGTGACTTTGATTAACGGCAGGCTAACAAAAATCACGCGGCGCTTTGTGCGCAACGGCAAGCATCGGTCAGTGCGCGGAGCATATGTTGTCAAGGACGGCAACCGCGTGTTTGTCCGGGCCGGGGATATGGTCGGCAAGATGATCGAGGCGCGGGCCGATGATTTGTGCCCGGAGCGCAAGCTATTGATCGGAGTGATTGCGCAGGCTGCAAACGACTACCTGAGCCCGGATCATTATGTTGGCGACAAAGAAGAAAGCGATGCGTGTCATTTTTTGTTTGTCGATCCGTACCTTTATGAGCTATCATCGGAGATAGGAATAGACGGCGACTATGTGCGCCGCCTTGTGGATGAAATGGACGGAGGGATAGGTTGTGACTGACGACAAAGAACTAAACGTTATTGTCCGCTCAACAATGCTCACGGCGGCGGAACTTGCCGACGATGCGGCGGGCTTTTGCCCCGATGATGTGACCGGCCCGGAAGCCTTGCGCGCCTTCGCGGCAACAATTCGCGGCCTTGCGGATAGGCATGAGCCGGATGATCCCGAGGGAGCCCCGCGTTATGACTAACCGCACATGGCGCATGCTCGGCTATGCCGGGCTTGCGGTTGCGGTTGCCGTTACTATTGGGGCCGCTTTGGCGGCATAAGTGGAGAAAGAAATTGAAATCCTGTTTTCAATCATTTCGGCAATCCTTATTGGTGCCTTCCTGTTAAGAGCATCGAATAGGGTTCATTCTTGGGTCGGTAACGCAATCGAGCTTTCCGGCCTCGCGTTAATCGCAGTCAGTTCTGGCGCTCTCATTGTTTTTTTAGTATCGGTACCGGCGAACAGAATGCAGGTTCGCGCTCATATTGCGGAAATGCAGGCGATACAGGAAACGGCGACAGCGTTCAGGGCTGATGGCGCTGATTTTGAGGCCGCCGCGTTTCAGCTTAGGGTTGCCGAGGCGAATCAATTGCTTGCTAGGGCCAAGTTTTACAATGGCACCATTTTTGACATCTGGATACCGGATGAGGTTGATGATATTGAGCCGATTAGGTGACACCCTAGCCGCATGATTGAATAACCCTCCGCGCCCGCGTAAAATCGCTCGTAAATCCACAAGCGAGCGGTTTCATGGCGCTTTGGTCATTCCTGCGGCCTCAAGCTAAGATTGTTGAAAGAAAGTCCCTTGTTGCTTATCCGGTTCCGGTGCAGCAAGGGTCTTTCCTTGAGTACGCCCTAACAGGCTCCGGCGCGCTGACCGCACGGCAGGCCATGCGCTTTTACCGCGTGTCTAGCGCGGTCGCGATTGCCGTTGACCAAATAGCCGACGAAATGGAAATGATTGCGCCCGTCCTTCGCATGGAAGACGGTAAGCTGATTTCCGAGCATCCGCTATTGGAACTTTTGCGCCGCCCGAACGGCGCTGAGGAATACTCCGAATTTATCGGCCAGATTGCCCGCCATTGGCTTCTTACCCATGATGCCCCGATCTTCGCGGGCGGTCCCGTTAGCCGTCCGCCTGCGGAGCTTTGGCCGGTAAAGCCTACCGATCTCATGGTTTCATCGTCCAATTACTCGGACCAGTACCCGCGCAAGTATCACGTTTCGAACGGCGTGGCGCGCGGCTCGTTTGAGCGTGACGAAACATTGCGTTTCGGCTGGCGGTACTACTCCGGCGACATGCGCGAACTGTTCCATATTCGCGGGTTTTCGAGCCGGGAGACAAACGACCTTGCGGACAGCCCGCTAGAAGCCGCAGCCCTTGAGGCGCGGCAGCAGATTTTGGGCCGGTATCACAATCTGCGGATGCTTGAGAACGGTGCGCGCCCTACGCTTGTCGCCATTTTTAAGGACATTGTTGACAACGCGGAACTTGAACAGCGCCGCCAATCCCTCGCGGAGCAGGCCGGGGGCGCGCACAATTCCGGCAACATTATGACTATCGCGGCTGAGGACGTGGAACTCAAAGAGTTTTCCATTAACAACCGTGACATGGATTTTGCCAATCTGGATAAGGCCGCGCAAGAGGCGATTTTCCTGCGTTACAAAATCCCGCTTCCGCTCGTTTCGATGGACGCAAGCACGTTCAACAATATGGAGCAGGCGGTTTATCACCTGTATGACCGCGCCGTGCTGCCGAATTTCCAGAAAGTTATGAACGGCTTGGGCCGGATGCTTTTTCCGCGCTACGGGCTCGATCCGTCTAGTGTCAAGCTGACCTATAACCCGGAAAGCATTTCCGCGCTGCAAGAGCGCCGCCTTGACGAACTCAAGAAGCGCCGCGACGTGAACATTGAAACGGTGAACGAGCTTCGCCAGTTGCTGCCTAACCGCGAACCGCTAGAAGGTGGCGACGTGTTCTATCAAAACGCAACGCTTGTGCCCGCCGGAAGTGATCTGTTTACGGATGATGGCGACGAGGCTTTGCGACGGTTGCGTGAGGACGGGGCATGATCGCCGTTGTGGGCAGTGCTGGATGCTTGGTGTGCGCCACCAAACGCAACACGCCGGTTGCCCTTGCCGAGCTTGAGCGAAAGCTGCGGCTTGAAAACATGTTCAAGAGGGAAATCCGCTCGATTTTCCGGCGCATGGTAGCCGATTTCCGCGTGTCCGTTGCGGCCACGGGGCGCGCGCCTAGCGGCGCGAAGTACCATGCGCAGTGGCGCACTGCCCTTGAAGTGCAATACGAGCGCGTCCATAAGGCATTCAAAGGCGAGGTTGTGGCGCAGAACGGGCGCAAGTCGCTGCAATTCTGGTTAGGCAAACAAGCCCTAGACGATGCCAATGAGCTAGAAGATTTAGCGCTTTTGCGTTGGCGCGATGATATGTCGGAGCGGCAGGCCCGCATTATCATGGAAACCAATGACGCGGAAATGCAGCTTGCCATTGATCGGGCGCGCGAAGCCCTGCAAGCCGATGGCGAAATCCTCAGTGCGCGGAATATCGCGGCGGCTGCTATGGCGATACTGGCCGTGCGGTTTGTCGGGCGCACGAATACGATAGCGCAAACCGAGACGCAGGCCGCTGCGGAAGTCACGAAACAGATTGAGGCGGAAATCATCGCAGGCGTCGTGCCGTTTGTGTTGCGCGGCTTTGAGCCCGGCGTCCCGGTGTTTGTTGATGACGTCACGCCGCAAGCCCAACGCGAAATCACAAAGACTTGGGACACGGTGGGCGATAACCGCGTTCGCCCAAGTCACGTTGCAGCCGATGGGAATACGGTAGGCGTAGATGATATATTTACGCTTAACACTGGATCGCAGTTGCGGTTTGCGGGGGACATGTCGCTAGGCGCGGACATTGCCGACTTGATTAATTGCCGCTGTAGTACGCGATACGAGGGATAAACTATGGATAAGATGATCGTCCCGTTCGAGGTCAAGGAAGTTGACGAAAACGGCGACTTCTATGAGTTTTCGGGCTACGCCAGCACGTTCAAGAATGTTGATCGCGGCGGCGATGTAGTCATGCCCGGCGCGTTTGACGATACGATCAAACAGTATCAGGGATCGGAGAAAATGCCGATCCTTTGGCAGCATAACCACGATATGCCGCTTGGCGTTTTTGTGGAAATGCGCGCCGATAGCAAGGGGCTATTCGTGCGCGGCCAGATGCCCAAGGATGACGATTTCGTCAAGGGCCGCGTCATGCCGCAGATGCGCGTCGGCTCGATCCGCAAAATGTCGATTGGCTACAGCACTGAGGATTTCGCTTGGGATGGCAACATTCGCCAACTCAAGAAAATCAAACTTTGGGAAACGTCGCTTGTCACCATCCCCATGAATGCAAGCGCGGACGTGACGGGCTTCAAGTCTGTTATCGCGGTGCAGGATTTGCCCGTGGCGGATCGTGCGACCGAATGGGATGCTGAAGCCGCGCTCGCGCGTGTACGCGACTGGGCGGACGCGAAGGCGGAGCCGAATGACCGCTATCGCACGGCGTTCATGTGGCACGATAAGGACAACGCGGACGATTTCGAGGCTTACAAACTTCCGTGCGCGGACGTTATTGACGGCAAGCTTACCATCATTCCACGCGCGGTTTTCGCTGCGGCGGCCAGCATTGCGGGCGCAAAGCACGTCGAAATCTCCGAAGGCGACCGCGCGGAAGTGGCGAAAAACGTAGAGAAGTATTACGAAAAGATGGGCCTAGAAAGCCCGTTTGAAGCGAAGTCATGCTTCCGCGTTGATAGCCTTGACGGGCTGACCGAACGTGAACTTGAAAAGCTGCTCAAGAAAGGTGTAAGATTTCCCGGCGAGTGCGCACGTGCGCTCGTATCGGCTCATAAATCTTTGATGCGGGATGCGGATAAGGTCAAGCGGGACGCGAATAAAGAGCCGTCCACTGACTATTTAATCCAACGTATCAAAGGTTTGGGAACCAATGGACGAAAATGAACTGAAAGCCCTTAACAAGGCAATCGAGGAAGCGCAGAAGCGTTTCGACACGATTGCCGAGGGGAAGGCGGACGCAACTGACGTTGACGCCGCAAAGAAGGCCGTGGAAGACGCGGCTAACAAGATCGAGGAAATCAACAAGGCGCGGGCTGAAGAAAAGGCCGCACTTGACGCTGAACGCAAGGAATTTGCGGAGCGCGTTGCATTCCTTGAGGGCAAGGTTGCCCGCGCGTCGAATGACGGCAAGGATGACCTTGAAGACCCGGAATACAAGCGGGCTATCAACCTCTATCTTCGCAAGGGTGTTCACCCCGGCGATGAAGTTGTTGAGCGCGTCTATTCGGCGTTTGCGGAAAAGGCCGTTGTTTCCGGCGATGACCGCGAAATCGAAATGGCGAAGAAGGACCTTGTCGCGGGCTCCGGTCCCGATGGCGGTTACTTCCTGACTTCGGATCGTGGCGGCATCATCGATGGTCGCATTTTCGAGACCTCGCCCGTGCGTCAGCTTGCCAATGTGGTCAGCACGTCGAGCGACGTTTTCGAGCTTATCCTTGACGATCAGGAAGCCGATAGCGGTTGGGTTGGTGAGGTGCAGTCGCGTCCCGACACGAACACGCCGGAAGTTGGCGTCATCAAAATCCCGGTTCATGAGCTTTATGCGCAGCCTCGCGCTACGCAGAAAATGCTCGATGATGCCGGTTTTGATATCGAGGGCTGGCTTGCTCGCAAGGTTTCGAGCCGTATCGGTCGCGATGAAAACACGGCGTTTGTCACGGGTGACGGTGCGCAGAAGCCCAAGGGCTTCCTGTCGTATGCGGCTTGGGCTGCGGCTGGCGTCTACGAGCGCAACAAGGTTGAGCAGATCGAAACGGCTACGGCGTCGGTTCTTGCTGCGGATGACCTTATTGGCCTCCAGAACTCGCTCAAGGAAGAGTATCAGGCAAATGCCTCTTGGGGTATGCGCCGCGCGACCTTCACGAAGGTTGTTCAGCTTAAGGACCAAGAGGGACAGTATCTGCTGAACCCGCGCGTTCTCATGGAAGGCTCGACCAAGATGCTCCTTGGTGCAGACGTTGCCTTCATGGCTGATATGCCTGCGTTTGCCGATAGCGCCCTTGCTATCGCGATTGCGGACTGGTCGGAGTTCTACACGGTTGTTGATCGTTTCGGCATCCGCGTCCTTCGCGATCCGTACACGGCCAAGCCGTATGTCAAGTACTACACGACCAAGCGCGTCGGCGGTGCTGTGACCAACTACGAAGCCGGTAAAATCCTCAAGATCAAAGCCTCGTAAGGAGATTTTAACATGGCTGTAAGAGAACAGGTCACTCAGGGCAATCTCATTGTCGCTCGCGTTCCGGCGTCCATCGCCACGAACACGACCACGGCAACGCAGATCATCGACACGAAGGACGCTGACCTTGGCGTCACGTTCTTCCTGTATGCCACGGCGTACACGGACGGCACGTATAAGCTGATCGTGCATGAAGGCGATGCGTCCAACCTTTCGGATGCCACTCTCGTTGGCGAGGAAAAGCTGGTACTCGTCGCCGGTAAAGATGCGTACACGGACGGCATTGCCGCCGCTACCGCAGTCAATACTGCGATGGCCAAGCTCGGTGTGCACTCCACGAAGCGTTATGTTCGCGCGTCGGTTGTTTCGACTGGCGTAACGAGCGGCGCTACCATCGGCGTTGCTTGCCTGCTTAACGGCGAGTTCGTTCCCGAGTAACGAAAAGCGGGCGGGGGTTTAGGCTCCCGCCCATTCTTTCCCGCCACAAATTGGGGTTGATATGCCCGAAATCCTTATCAAGAAATCCGGCCAGTACGCACTTGGTGGCCTTCGCGTTATGAGCCTCAAGGCCGGTGACGTTATGCTCGTTTCGCAGTCCGAGTATGACGATATTGTCAAAACGTCATGGGCCGAACCATACAGCGGATCGGCCAAAGAACCGGCCAAGCCCGATCCGGAGCCCGTGAAAAAGCCCGAAGCGGCCAAGGTTGAGCCCGCCGAGGAACCGGCCACGTCAGATGCGTTCTCGCTTGAGTTCGCGGAAATGCTTGCCGATGATGGCGACAAAAAGGCGCTTGAGGAATACGCGCGCCCGTTCGGTTTCGAGCTTGACCGCCGTAAGTCGATTGAGAACATGCTCATTGACCTGAGGGCCGCTGCGGCGGGCAAGTAAATGACCCGCCCCGCGCTCGACCATTACGAGGTCACGGTCGCTCCGGTTGGTCTGCCCGTAACTCTTGCCGAGTTCAAGGAATTTGCCAAGCTGGACGCTGATGACGATAGTCAGGATGCGTTGCTGACAACGTTCCTTGAGGCCGCAACTTACGACCTTGAGCTTTACACCAATCGCTGGGTTATAGAGCGCGAGGCAATCGGCTATTAC